CCACGGTAAGCAATGTAATTTAGCCAACCAGTTGTGCCGAAGTTTAGGTATTGCTCATTCTGCCGGTCGGCCTGCCGCAGCGTTGACAGGATTGCCCGGCTTTGCGAGTAAAGCAAATAGTTCATCGGCTTGATTTCAAATTCAAACGGTTGCACCGTCAAGATTTCAGCGGTACTGATCCGCATATTCCTTGATAGCATTTGACCAACAAATTTGTGGTCATTGATGCCGATGGATTCGGCGACCGCTAGAATGTTTTGCAATCCCATAATTTATCTCGAAATCGGAACCATGCGGTTTGCGGATTGGTAAGCCGCCCAAATTGTTTGCTTGTTTGATGCTAAAAACTGCGTTGCCGATTGCGTATCAATGGCGCTCATGTTGGCGATGTAATTGCCATTGACCGTCAAGCCGCCGCCACCACTGTTTGCCATTTGCTGCCATGACCCTTGTGGGATGATCGTGCCGGGTGTTCTCGGAATAAATAATTCCGGGCCATTCTCACCAACAAGCGATGGGCGATCAATATAGCCGCCCGATGCCTTCTTGCCAATGTTTGCGCCAATCGTGCCGGGGCCGAGTAACTCGGTAAAGCTTCCCCAAATCTGCCGGAAAATCATTGTCGCTTGCGCTTTCATTTCCATATACAGCAAATCTTTAATGACGCTGCCGACGAAATCTTTGAAATTCAATTTGCCGGTTTCGACAAAAGTGCGCAATGCGGTTTCCATGTTAGACATAACAGAATCAAAAGCCGCCGCGCCACGAAGCGATGCCTTTTCCGCTGTTTCGGTATATTGTTTCATTGCTTGATTCCAGCCAAATTCCCATGATCTTTGGCGCTCAATTTCTTTTTCGTGATTTGCCACGCGCATCTTTTCTAGCTTTTGACGATAGGCAAGTTCATCGTCATACGCCCTTTCGAGCAATGCGACCTTTTCATCATAGTTTCTTTTTGCCAGTTCAAATTCTTCGCTGCTTGCCCGGCGCAATTCTGTTCTTGCTTCTTCGAGCGCGGTTTCATGGTCGCGCAATGCTTTCATTTCCTCATCGGCTAATTGCAGATATAGCACCCGGCGGTTGTATTCATTGGTTGATAAGTCTGCTCTTTTGCCTTCCAACTCAAGCGATAATTTGTTTTGGTCATATTCATATTTAGCAAAATCTGATCGAAGCTTAAACAAGCTTTTCATAATTGCTAAATCAGTGTCGTATTTTTTGCGCATCTTGTCGCGGTTGGATTCTTCAATATCTCGCTTGAATCCTTGTTTACCAGCAGTGCCAAGTTCGCTTTCATCTATAGTTTCTGGTTCCTCGCCCATCAACTTATCAAAACCAAGATAAGCGGCAGCACCGCCAGCAGCGGTCAACGCAAGCAGCCACGGATTTGAAATTGCAATTACACGAAGCGCCGAAGCAAATGCAATCACGCCCTTGACGGCGGTCACACCAAACGCCACGGCAATCGCAACGCCTAAAGCTTGGAAAGCTTTGGTCATTGCTTCGACCCGGCTTTCCGCAGGAATCTTGCTAATAAGATCAGTTACCGGTTTGATTGCCATCAATGCCGCCAACTGCATATCGCCAAACAATAATTCAAGCTTTCCAACCGCATCCGCAGCCGCCCGGATTGCTTCGGCTTGTTTCTCGTATGCGCCTGCCGCATCGTCAACATTGTCAGCCATTGCTTGAAAGTTGACATTCTTTGCAGCCTTGCCAAACAATTCGAAAGCCAGCGAATTGCGCCGCACTTGATCATCAATATTTGCCAAGCCGCGCAGCGTTTTGTTTTGCAATTCGTCTTGGCTTAGTGACCCAATATCCCGAATGGATACGCCAACCGCGGCAAACGAATCGCGCAAGTTGTCACTGCCTTGCGCAGCGCCATCAATTGCTTTTGTAAACGATGCATAAAATTGACCTAGCTTTGCAACATCGCCGCCGCTAGTAACCAACGCATATTTCAGTTCGAGAACCTTGCCAATGGTTGTTTCATTAGCGTCAGCAAGATCGACCACCTGATCGGCAGCATGAACGGCGGCAGCAGCAAACGCAATAAACGCAGCGCCCGCAGCAGCGAATGCCGTTTTCATGCCATCGATTGTTTGCTGAGTTTCTTTTAGATTCTTTTTGAACTCTTTACTTTTTTGTTGCGCAGCGTCAACACCCTTGACGAATTCTTTTGTGTCAAGACCAAGTACCGCACCAAGCCGCGCAATTATGCTCATTTGGAATCTTTCGAATTTCTGCTTTTATAGCGTTGGATTTTCTTTCCCAGTTCTTCCGCTAATGTTTGCAAGATCGTTGATTGGTTTGCTTCCAGCGCCGGGCGAATAAACGGTTGCCCTGCTTTTTTTGCTGTGCCGAATTCTTCACCAAGCGATACCTGCGATTGCTTGACCGATATTATGGCAATAGCCGCATCGCCGTCATAAATATATTTTGATTTCTTGTCGCGGTCGTTTGGCCTTCGCGCTTCAACCATAATGCTGTCACGCATCGTTCCAGTTTTTGCCCTTGCCAATTGTTTGGCGTATGGCGCTGTGATCTTCATGGCGTTGCGCAACGCCGGAATCAATACCTTTTTGTTTACATCCGTATAGCCGAATTCCTTGCCCATCTCAGTCAAGACGGCATCAAAATCTTGGAAGCCATACGTTTCAAGCGACATCTTTTGCTTTCAAAAATTTATTGGATTCCGGTTTCATTGACATAAACTCAAGCAACCGCTGGCTTGCAAGCTGCCGCTTTTCCTCATCCGATAATGGCTTGTAAATGTAGTCATGCATGATGCCAAGTATTCCATGCAATGTATAACCCGGCGCATTTTGTGACCGCATATAATTGAAAACGGCAGTTGTTACATATCCCAGGGTATTAACAACCGCTTTATTTCCGATCAAGCCATCATTCAACGCAACCATTACCAGTTCGAAATCTTCTTCTGTCATTACGTCTGGATTCGCACCGTGAGCCAGCATATAGGCACGAGTCTGTAAACGCAATGACCCAATCAGTTTTTTCGCGTTTCCTCATATCCCGGTGAGATTACTTCCGAAATTTTCTTCATCATTTCAATCTGCACCGAAAACGGAAATTCTGCCTCGATGTCCGCATAAGAAATTTGCGACATATCGAAGCCATCTTCCGCAGGCACCAGCAGGCGAACCATTTGCACGATTCGTTCTTCGGTCTTTGCCGACATAATTGCTAGTTCTTTTATTGATTTGCCATTGACCGTGACATCATCCTCAACCTGCTCAAGCTTTGCGTCTGGATCAGCGGCAAATGATTTTTGCAAATCCTCAAACTTGCCTTGCCATTCAACATCGTCAACGGCCTTTGTAATAGCTTCCATTTCCGATGCAAGCGGAACGCGCACCCGAAGCTTTTGGCCTGCCATTGTGAATTCGCGGATTCGGATATTGTCCGAATTGATTTTGAGTGATTGTGATAATTTCATGTTTTATGCTTTCTTAATAATGCCGTTGTATATTTCATTGTTCAAATCATTGACGTATTGAACAATCTCGGATGGTGACATCTTGTCGGCATGGTTGGCAGCAATTGAATGCACCAACGCAATGCCGGTAAGTTTTTGCTGCGGAAAGCCGAACCAACTTTTAGGGGCGATCAGCGATTGCTCAAGCAAATATCCGAGCAAGTCGTTGTTGTTGTTGATTTGTGTTGTCATATTTTCTCATGTAAAAAAGCCCCCGAAGGGGCGTAAATTAATTGTTAGACCAGCCGTATTGCCCACCGCGAGGATGCACAGTAAAGATGCACTTTGCTTCAGCGCCGGGTTGTGCGTCGATCTGGAATTGCGACACGCGACCATTGAAAGCATAAGCAATGGTGTTTGTGCCTTCTACTGCCGCCACCACGAATGTGCGATCCACGGTGCCATCGTATGCGTCTGCCCGGATTTGCAGCAGCGCCGCATCGCTTGGGTTCCAAGCCGCCGTAATTGACAATGAAGTCGGCGCAGACTGTGTTGGGATTTTGTCGGATTGACGCGCCCCGGCAACAGAAAAGTTTGCCACTGCATCATCCTGCCCGAAAGCTGGAATCGCTTCGACCGGAACCAGCACGCCATTCGCGCCAGTACCGTTTGCCGATGTGCCGACAATAGCCGCCACTTGCGCTGTCCATACCGACAAATTTGCGGTGGTTAATGGCGTTGGGGTTGCCGCCGATTGCATCCAAA